ATTGTAGAAGTTGTTGACTATATCAGAAATCCAACCGGGATAATGCGTCACATCAAATCATATTTTGACAACCCTGAGATAGGCGAATACACTTTTAAAGAACTAGAAGACGGAAGAAAAGTAGTAACAGGCTACAAATACAAAGATAATGACAGGTGGGTATTTTTTGTTTTAGACCATATTAGCTTGCTTTCTAATGAAATCTCTGGAGACACAAAGTCCAGATTAACTTCTTATCAGACTTTCGATCTAATGATTAAAGATTATGTCTTAGAGGTATTTTCAAAAAGATTTAATATGGTTAATGTAATAGTGCATCAACAAACTCCTACGTCAGAAAAACAAACGTACACTTCTAAAGGTGGTCTTATAGAAGAAAAACTTGAACCTTCACTAGAAGAACTTCACTTAAACAAAGGTGTACAACAAGACTATCGTACAGTCATAGGATTATTTAATCCTTCAAGATACGACATACCTACTCATAATGGGTATGACATTTCCTTACTAGGTAGTAATTATAGATCTTTAAAGTTTTTAAAAGATCGTGACTTTGGTCTAGAAAACTCTAGTATAGGTTTGTATTTTAATGGTGCTAATGGAGAATTCCAAGAGTTACCACTTCCTAAAGACATGTTAATAGGAAATCAGTATGAAAAATATCGGAAATTAAATTAAAGAAAGGAAAAGATTGAAAAAAGAAGAGTTCTCTACAGGATTACAAAAAATCTTGAAAGAGATGTGTAACCGTGTAAATGTTAATTATGAAGAAATAGACTTTCAAAAACCAGATTGGTATATGGAACATGAATGGACTATGGACGAACAATTAGACTATCAAAAGTGGTTAGAGCATCACCCAGATAAAGATGTTCACAAAGTATTAAATTATATGGGCAAGACAGACAGAGAAAGAAAATCTTCTATGTTTGTAGCCTTTTATGGTTGGAAAACAAAACAAGAAAATAATTAAAACAAAAAACACATGAGCTCAAAATTAATTGCCATTGTTGGACCCTCCGGAACGGGGAAATCAACATCAGTAAGAACTTTAGATCCTAAAGAAACTTTCATCATTAACGTAGCACGTAAAGAATTACCTTTTAGAGGTGCAGAAAAACTCTACTATCCAGAAGCTAAAAACTATATGGAAGTAGACGACATTAATCAAATTACAACATTGTTGTTACAAATTAGTGAGAAAGCTCCTCATATTAAAAACATTGTAATGGATGACGCTATCTACTCAATGTCGTTTTTAATGATGAGAAAAGCTAATGAGACCGGATTTGCTAAATTTGTTAACCTAAGTAAGGATGTAACAAACATGTTAACAACTGCTCGTAGACTTCGCAATGATCTTAAAGTGTTTTACATTACTCACTCTGAGACAGTAGAAGATGATGGACATATTGTAGGATATAAAATTAAAACAATTGGAAAAGCATTAGATTCGCAAATTGTGATGGAAGGTTTATTTACTATCTGTCTTTATACTCATGTAGAAGAAGATAAAGACGGTGTTCCAAATTACCATTTTGTAACTAATCGTTTCCGTAATATTCCTGCTAAGAGTCCTATGGGAATGTTTGAAGACACTCTTATCCCTAATGATCTTAAGAACGTATGCGATATTATTGATGCATACTATGCAGAAGATTTAGAAGAAGCTGTTTCAGAAGCTCCAGTACCAGCTAAAAAAAGTAAATAAGTTAAGTCAGTTAAATAAATTAAACCAGTTAAAAAATAAACAAAAAATAAAATTATGAATTTAGATCAATTAGAAACCAGAGAAGCAAGCAACTCAGCTCGTAAAATGTTCACAGGATTTGCACCTATTCAAATCATGTTAGTTAATCCTTCTAGAAAAGCTCTTGCAGCATTCTTAGAAGTAGAAGAAGATAAAGTAAAAGACCCTAACTATGTAGGAGAAAGATCAACACGTATTGACTTATGGTATAAAAACCATTCTTCTTTTAAACAAGAGTTTAAAGGTAAATTTTCTATCTTTGTTGATAATAACTCTCGTGTTTCTAAAAATACAGGTAAAAAACAGTGGATTGATGATTTTACTAAGAGTGCTTGGGCTGAAAACTTGGCTTCTTTAAGTGAACAACAAGCTAACTTAGCAGCAGAAAGAAGAATAGATCTTAAAAGTGTTCGTGAAGCTAGAGGTGGAGAAGAGTTAGTTTATTCTCTTTTAAAGGCTTATGGCAACTTGGCTCCTAAAACTAGACCTTTAGTACTTAGTTCTTGGAACAGCTTAGTAAAAGGTGACGGAACTGAATTACAAGAGTTCTTTAATCACTATAACAGATCAGAAGGTGGTATTAGAGTATTGTTAGGTATCAGAGACGGTAAATATCAAGACGTATTTACTGGAGTTTTCTTAACTATGACTGGTAAAATCACTGACTATGTAAATAAAATTATTACTGGAGATTATGGATTTAAATCTTTCTATAACAATAGTTATACTTTTAGTGAGTATAATGAAGAAATGGCTCCAAACGTAAGTGAAGTAGACAGCAATGCTCCTGCTATCATGTTTGATAGTCCTACTGAGATTGCAAATCCTTTCAGTGATTCACCTAGTATTGACAATTTGTTTTAACTAAAATAGGGGAGTGAAATATCTCCCCTTTCATTTTATGGACTTAAATTCTTTGGAGGTTAAACCTAGTGTAGAAAGCATCTACTCTCTTATCGGACAAGAAAGACTGATGAGTTTTTACTTTCAACAAGAAATTAAACTAGGTAAAAAGTATAAAAACCCTTTTAGAGACGACACAAATGCTAGTTGCATGTTTAGGTGGAGTACTGGAAGCAATTTATACTTTGTAGATTATGCTACAGAAAAAGTTTATTATAGTGCCATAGATGTCGCCATATTAAGGACAGGGTATGAGTTTCCTGAAATCCTTTATAAAATAGAATCAGACTTCCAGCTTACTTCTTTAAATCTAGAAGATAGAAAAAAATTAGAACTAGAAACAAAAGAAATGGATGTTCCTGAAGTAAAACCTGCTAATATAAAACTTAAACTTTGTAAGTTTACTAAAAAAGATTACGAGTATTGGGCTCAGTTTAATATATCACCTACCTTATTAAAATTCTACGATATTAGAAAAGTAGAAAAAGCCTGGATAGCAAATGAGATATGGTATCTTAATAATGAGTTTGATCCTTGTTATCGATACAAAGAAAAAGACAAGTTTAAATTATATCGTCCTTTTGCTAATAAGAAGAATAAATTTAGATCTTCTTACTTTGGAGGGATACTAGAAGGTTACACACAACTACCTCATAAAGGGAAAACACTCATCATTACAAAAGGCTTAAAAGACTGTATGACTTTAATGTCTATAGGAATTAATGCAGTTGCTGTAAGAAGCGAAAATACTCCTATGTCAGAAAATGCATACGAACTATTAAAGAACAGATTTGATAACCTGTATATATGGTTTGATGCAGATGAAGCAGGAGTAAACGGAGCTAAAAAGATGAGTCAGAAATACAATATACCTTGTCTTTATCATGACGGACAGTGGGGAAAAGACCCAAGCGACATTGTAAAATTTAACGGAAAAGAAAAATTAATAGAAATATGCAAACAGTTAGGGATGTTATCCTAAAAGGATTAGAAGAACTAGGAAAAAAACAAGGACTAAGATCCTTACAATTAGAAGCTTTTGTAGGTAAAGGAGAAGATATATTTAGAGCAATTCCTGAATATCATAATGTAAAAAGACTAAAAACAAATAGGTCTACTGCGGTAGATAAAGTTCATAAAACTTTAATAGAAAGAAACGTTATTCCTCTAAATCTTAATAATTTTTCAGAATTAGAGCTCTCAATTATTTCAAAAGCTGCTACAATTTATAATTTAACTCTAGAGGATCTTATATCAAGGACAAGAAAAAGAGACCCTATAGATTGTAGAAATCAGATAAATGCAATATTTGTGCTTTATTTGCAAATTAGTGCTAAGAAGTGTGGAGAAATGTTCAATAAAGACCACAGTACTATTTTAAATAGTTTAAAAAGGCATTCAGATTTCATAGACACAGACAGAGTTTACTTGAGTAGATTTATTCAGCTACTTACAGAAGTTAAAGCAGCTCATCCTGAAGAGTTTGCTGACTTAGATCCTACACAAGGAATAAAAAAGTACGCAACTCAAAACTTTATTAAACGCAAAATGGTGAGTTTCTCTAACGTAATATTAAGAAGAGGAAATACTAGAAAATATGGTAAAGCTTCTATCGAACTAATTAAGCTTGTGAATGAATAAATTAATTAATATACCTGATGATTGGTACCTAAAACTTAAGCATGTTATAGAAAGTCCAAAGTTTTTAGAACTAGCTCAATTTATTAATAAAGAAAGAGAGACTAAAATAATCTATCCTAAGAAGGAAGAAATATTTAGAGCATTTAATCTTACTCCTTATAACTCATTAAGAGTCATTATTTTAGGAATGGATCCATATCCTACTGAACATAAAGGAGAGCCTGTAGCATGTGGTTTAGCATTTGCTCCACGTAACAGAGACTTTGTTCCTCCTTCTTTAAGGATTATTTATAAACGTATCAAAGAGGATCTTTATCCTAACGATCTTACTTTTCCTGTAGACCTTAATTTAGAGTCTTGGGCAAAGCAAGGAGTACTTCTTCTTAACACAGCTCTTACTGTAGAGAAAGGTAAAGCAGGTTCTCATTTAAAAGAGTGGGAGTTTTTTACTGAAGAAGTGATTAAAGTTTTAAATGAAGGATTTGGAAATATCTTTATTTTATGGGGCAATGATGCTAAAAAGTTTAAACCTCTTTTAAATGAAAAAACTCACTACATACTAGAAGCAAAACATCCAGCATCATCAATTTATGGTGGGGAAGAATGGCAGTGTAACCATTTCCTAGAAGTAAATAGAATCTTAACTATGTTAAATGGAGATGCAATAGATTGGTTAGAACTTCCTCCTGGAATAACACCTACTAAGGAGATAGAAGGACTGGCAGATTGAACTTAATAAATAAACTTATGAACTACCTAGATTTTGAAAAATTGGGCTATTATGACTTAAAAAGCCAACTAAACGACTATATCCATACTAGGTTAAAAGAAATAGAGGCAAATAAAGACAAAACAGAATATGACTTTTGTACAACTAGAGGTCGTATAGAAGAACTACAAGCTTTATTTAATTTCTTTAGCTCAAACAAGAAGTCTTCTGAATTAAAAGATTTAGAAGACTCAAACAAATCAAATACATAAAGGGAGATTTATTTCTCCCTTTTTCTTAACTTTGTAATTATGCTACGTAAAAACGTAAAACCTAAAAAAACTCCTATAAAAGGGGAAGCTCCTACTAAGGAGATAAAAAAAGAATCACCTTGTTCTGTATGTGGAAAGTCTAGGCCTCTAGCAAACAAAACTAAAAAGATATGTGCTGTATGCACTAAAAAGATTAAACTAGAAGCTTTAAAAGAACGTAAAGCAAAAGCCAAAAAGAAAAAAGCAGAAAGCATTAGCGTACTTACAAAGAAACTAGACACTATTTTTAGTCAATACATAAGACTTTCTTATGCAGACCAAAATCAAAATGTTAAATGTTTTACTTGTGATAATAAGATTCATTGGAAAGGAATTCAAAATGGACATTTTCAAAGTAGAAGATTTATGTCTACTAGGTTTCATGTAAATAACTGTAGGCCACAGTGTTACGCTTGTAACATTGGCTTAAGCGGCAACCAATATATCTACGGAGTAAACCTAGACAAAGAAAAAGGAGAAGGTACTGCAGATGAAATGGTAAGATTATCTAAGCAAACTAAAAAGTTTACTTCTGAAGAGTTAATTTCTTTGATAGAAAGTTACGAAGAAAAAGTGAATGACCTTAAACTTAAACTTAATATTATATGATTTATCTAGTAAGCAACAGAGAAGAAATACCAGAGTTAAAACCTGTACCTTTTATTAAAAGATGTACCCCAGAACAATCATTAGAATACTTAAATAAGTTAGAATGGATTGGATTTGACTCAGAGACAGGAGGATTTGATTATTTTACAGATACTTTGTATACTATTCAGTTAGGAGATGCTAATCACCAATTTGTAGTAGATACAGTAACAGTTGATATTAATCTTTACAAAGAATTGCTTGAGACAAAAAGTCTTATAGGTCATAACTTAAAATTTGACTTAAAGTTTCTTTATGCAAAACAAATCTTCCCTAAAAACGTCTTTGATACTTTCTTAGGAGAAAAGACTATTTCTTTAGGAATAGACTCTCACAGATGTTCTTTAGCTGATTGTGTATTAAGATACACTTCAGTTGTTCTTAGTAAAGATGAAAGAGCTAATATTAACGGAAGACTTACTGCAGAATTTATTTTGTATGCCGCTAAAGACGTAGAATACTTGCATACTCTGAAAGAAAAGCAACTTGAAAAACTTACAGAAGTGGGAAGTTTAAGATCTATTCAACTAGATAATGCGTTTGTGATTGTTTTAGCTTACACAGAATATTGTGGTATGCATCTTAACGAGCAGATGTGGAGAGCTAAGATGGCAAGTGTCGAGCAAGAACTCATAGAAGCAGAAAACTCTTTAAATCAGTTTATAATAGACAACAACATGACTGACTTTATAAACACTCAATTAGATATGTTTTCTGCAGGTAATAAGGTTAATGTTAATTGGAACTCTCCTCAACAAGTTGTGCAGTTTTTTCAGAAATTAGGAGTAGACACTCGAGTAGTAGAAAAAGGCAAAGTTAAAGACACAATAGAAGCAGGCCACTTATCAAAGTATAAAAACGAAATTCCTATTATTGAAACTTATCTAAAGTTTAAAGAATGTCAAAAAGACTTAGGCACCTATGGAGAAAACTGGTTAAGACAAATTCATCCTGTAACAGGTAGAATTCACACTCAATTTAAACAGCTAATGAATACTGGTCGATTATCTAGTGGAGGTAAAAGTAAAAATGGAGAATCTTATCTTAACTTTCAAAACATTCCTTCAGATAAAGAGACTAGAGATTGTTTTACTGCACCAAAAGGCTCTCTACTGATAGGTTGTGATTATTCAGGCCAAGAACAAATTGTTCTAGTTAATAAGTGTCTTGATCCTAACCTATTAGAATTTTATGATCAAGGACTAGCAGACATGCACTCTTTTATTGCTTCTAAGATGTATCCAGAACTTGAAGGTCTAACTTTAGATGAGATCAAAGAAAATCACAAGGAAAAGAGGCAAGCTGCAAAATCAGCCGGCTTTTCGATCAATTATGGAGGGCAAGGAATTACTATTGCAGAGAATTTAGGACTTTCTTTAGAAGAAGGTAACAAAATTTATGATGCCTATTTCCAAGCTTTTCCTGGACTAAAGTCTTATTTTGAAACTACAAAAAAAGAAGGAGTCAACAATGGGTATGTTTTAATATCTCCTGTAACAGGTAAACGTTCTTATGTAAACTATTTTGAAGAGTTCAAAGAATCTTCTAAAGAATTTCAAGTAGAAGGTTTTTGGGAAAAATACAAAAAACATAAAGAAAATAATACTCCAACTTTTGCAGAGTTAAAAGAAAAAGTCTCTCGATGGTTTAGAAAAAAAGGAGATATTGAAAGAATGTCGTTAAACTTTCCTGTTCAAGGAGAGAGTGCAGAGATTACAAAACTTGCATGTGTTTTATTTTGGAAAAATTATATCTTAAAAGAAAACCTAATAGACACAGTAAAGATAGTTAATCTTATACATGACGAAGTTCTAGTAGAATGTCCTGTAGAAATTGCACCTGAGACAGCCAAAGCACTACAAAAAGCAATGGAAGAAGCAGGAGCTAAATTTTGCAAGAGAGTCCCTCTTAAAGCAGACCCTTGCATAGACACTAAGTGGAAGAAGTAATATGAAAAAAGATCCAGAAAAAATAAAAAAATTAACTTTAACAGATTTGCATAAAAAACTTACAACTGTTAATAAACAAATAGAAGATCTGTCTCAACTGAGGCAGACAATTATCGGCATCATTAAAAGCATGAAAGAGGAGTTATAATATGGCAAATCATTGTTGGAATTTTGCCGTTTTTACAGATGAAAATAAAGACGGAAAAGGACTCTTAGAATTCTATTCTAGACTAGAAAGAATCAGAGAAGACTTTCAAAAAAAAGTTAGAGATCTTCCAGACGATTATATTTGGGTTTATGGACTTAATGGTCATATATTAACAGGTAAAGAAGCTCCTCAGGCAAATGAGCAAGGAGTATATACAAACGATCCTTATAGTGACTTTGGCTCTAAGTGGTTTGATTGTAGATTTACAGTTGACCAAGAGAACGGTGCTATAGAATCAATAGAGTTAAGTGGAGATAGTGCTTGGAGTCCTATGTTACCTTTATTTGAGAAAATTTGTACTTCTATGAAGTTAAAATGCTACGGTCACTACGAAGAGTCGGGAATGGACTTTGCAGGAGAATTTGAAATAGACTCTAACGGAATTACTAGTCACGATGAGATGACTTACAATGAGTACAATGCAACTAATAATCCAGACGGATATTGGGAAAATATAATGAGTTATATTGAAGATAGTTGCTATAGCTCAGTTGAAGAAATATTTGAAGAGTTTAAAAGCGTAAATTGGGAACTTTCAGATTTAGAAAAAGAACAACTAGAAACAAGGTTTAAAGAAAGTAGAGAGCGATGACTAGAGAAGAACAAGAGTTACAGGATATTAGGAGGGCTTACTTGTTAGCAAGGGCCCTTAATACCCAGTATTTATTTATTAGGGAGTTTGTAAACCCTGATTTAAAAAAAGCAATCAATGAAGCAAAAGCAAAAAATGCATATTTTATAAAAACTTTAGATGACCTCTTTAAAAAGAGAAAAGTTTCTAATAAATTTGTAGAGAGCGAAGAAGAGATTGCTTTTCAATTATTAGAAGAACTAGAAAAACAAAATGTCAGTTAACAGAATTTACATACCGGCAACTTTAAGTCTTAATGTAGACGGAAGAGTTTACCTAAAAGGAGACTCAGAACTGATGCAAACTTATTTCAAAGAAATTCTTAATAGGGATCCCAGTGTAGATGTAGAAATATCAATCACTAGAATAGACTCTAAAAAAACTAATCCTCAGTTAGCTTATTTTTATGGTGTAGTATTACCTATAATTAAACAAGCTTTAGAAGACTTAGAAGGAGCTGTTTTAGAGAAAGAAGAAATCATTTGGATTCTAAAAGATAGGTTTTTCTACGAAGAAGTTAGATTTGGAGATGAGTTTATTAAAGTTCACCTTTCTTTGTCTAAAGCTAAGAAAGAAGAAGTAAGACAGTTTATAGATAAAGTTATAAACTTTGCAACAGAAATTTTAGGAGTTAATGTTCCTACACCATCAAATTAAAAATTATGTCAAGAATAGAAGAATTAAACCAAAGAAAGGACATTTATGTCCAAGAAGGATTACCTACAGTTAAACAGATTAATCCTGAAACTATTATACACAAGGCTCCTATAGATTCTTTTATGGAAGCATTGAATAAAGAAAATCCACCACAAGCTCTTAGATACAATCAAGGAAAGCTTCAATGGTCTTTAATAGACTATAAGTCTTTAGAAGGATTAGTTAGAGTCTTAGAGATGGGTGCTCAAAAGTATTCTCGTGATAACTGGAAATTAGGAATGCCTACTTCACAAGTTTGCGAAAGTCTTATGAGGCATTTATTTGCGTTTATGTCAGGAGAGATCTATGACAAAGAATCAGGATGTAGCCACATGTCTCACGTATTATGTAACGCAATGTTTATTGAATACATAATGAGAGAGAAGCCCCAGTTTTACGATCAAGGAAATGAGAACCAGGCTATTTAATTATTACAACCAAAAAGTAGGGAGTAGACAAACTCCCTACGTATTTTTTTACATCTTTCCTATGTTTACTATATCAAAGACAAGCGTTAGAAAATTAAATATTCACGTAGGATGGTTATTTTTTACTTTATTATTAGAAATACATACAGATTAATATGATTATAGATGACGATTATTTAGGCAGTAGTGCTATAAGCCAAAGCAAACTTAAGAGAATTTTAGGACATCCTAAGAATTATCTAGAAGATAATTTTTCTGAAGATGATGAGCCTGCTGATGCTATCCTAATAGGAGATGCAGTAGACATGCTTATTACACAAGGAGAAGATAAATTTCAAAATAAGTTTTTTGTAGCTACTCAAGAAAGGCCTACAGCACAAATGGGAGAGTATGTTTGGAATCTTTTCATTAATAGGCTTAATAGTAATGCTTCTGAGATTGCTTATAACAATGTAGGCTTTAAAAGAGATACACTAGCAAAAGTAGAAGAAAGATTTAAAACAGAAGGCAAGCCTTATTATGACGAGTTGATAGCTGCTCAAGGAAAGACTGTAATTACTCCTACTCAGTTTAATAGTATACAACTTATCAAAAGAAGTTTATGCGAGAACAAGTTTACTTCTAAATTCTTATTAGGAAGTGACCGTTACTTAATATCTTATCAGGTGCCAATTTATTTTACTTATGAAGGCAATTCTTGTAAGGGACTTATTGATGTTTTGTGTTATGATAGAGTAAAAAATCAACTATATCCTATAGATATTAAGACAACAGCATCCTCTTTAAATGGTTGGGAGTTTAACTTTGTTAAATTTAGATACGACTTTCAAGCTGCTTTCTATATGGAAGGTTTGTCTCAGATGCTTTTATCAGAATATTGTGAAGGAAATACTCCAACATTAATGCCTTTTAGGTTTATTGTAGAGAGTCAGAAGTTTCCAGGAAGTCCTCTTATTTTTGAACTATCTGAAGACACTTTAAATGTAGGTAAGTTTGGGGGATTAATTCAGAATCGACAATATGAAGGGTTTGAATCTGCTATTAAAAGACTTAGTTGGCACATAGAAAATGATTTGTGGGATTATCGTATGGAAGACTATCTAAACAAAGGAGTAAGAGTATTATGACATTAACTACGACTGCAAAAATATTATCTCCTATTGTAGTTAAGAAAGAGTCTTTTCCTATGCTTAGGAACTACGGCTTAGTAAATGTCTTTATAGATGATTACGGAAGTTCTTATAAGTACGACAATTGTTTGTTTTATTTATTTAATCCTTTACAGAGTGTAAATTATTTAGAGTTTGAGAGAAAGTTAGCAAATTTTGAATCTTTTTATGACTGGTATCCTGTAGGAGAAATGAAGATGTATGTTTTTCATATTAATCCTATTTATGGAATAGATTTACACAACTTTAAACAAAATAAATTTGAAGGTTTTGGTCCTGATTTTCAGAAAATAGTCAAAGATGTTGACTTTGAAGACGTCTATTTTGACTTAAGTAAAGAAATTTATAGATTTTCAGAACATTTATTAATGCAAAAAGGGAGCTAACAACTCCCTTTTTAAACCAACTATCCCTTTTTAAATTCTTTATTCTACTTCGTTACTTCAAAAGGGGTTTGTTCAACTTCAGGTGAAATAGTCTCTACTTGGGTAGGCTCTGTAAATAATAAACCTTGTTGATTCATTCTTTCAACAATAGTATTTTTTACTTGAGTGCCTAATCCAAAAATACTTGCTAAAGTAGATACTGGTAATTGATACAGACTAACTTCTTGCAAGTCAACAACTTGAAATAAAGCAGCTAATTCAGCTCCTTTTAAAACGATCTCAGCATCTGGACTCCAGTACACTGTGCTTTGATTTTGCTTGTTTTCTTCAGACATAATATATATATTTGTACTGGCAAATATAGAAAAAATATTCTAAATGAACAACTACCAAACAGAACTATTAGAAAAAAAACATAGAGCAGGTCTTTATTTAGACTTAGTACAAAGAATAGCTCTAGAGTCTTACTGTGTTAGACTACAAGTTGGAGCTCTTATAGAGAAAGATGGGAACATTATTTCTTTTGGCTTTAACGGAACAGCTAAAGGACGTCCTAATGTATGTGAGATAGAAGTAGACGGACAACTTATTAGTCTAGATGAAGTTTTGCATGCAGAGTCTAACGCAATTACTAAAGCGTGTAAAAGTCCTATAAGCACAGAAGGTGCCACTTTATATTGTACTCACTCTTGTTGTGTTCATTGTGCAAAATTAATAGTACAAAGCGGTATTGTAAGATTTGTCTATCTAGAAGATTATAGAGACTCAAACGGAGTAAAGTTCTTACAAGACTGTGGAATAGAAGTAATCAAAGCAAATAAATTAACAAACCAATAAAAAATTATATGTCAACATTTAAATTAAGAGGGTCAAGGATTTTATTAAATCAACCCGAAATCGCAACACCTGTAATCGAGTTAAGTCCAGAAGACCAAAAAGCTTGGGATCAAGAACAGTTTCAGAAGTTTACTCAAATCGAAGTATTTGCAGTAGGAGATGCAGTAGAGAGTATTAAACCTGGAGACTTAGTTTATATGGCTCCTAGTCATTTACAATATGCTTCTGTTATTCAAATTGACGGAGCTGACAAACTTTTAGTAAGAGAACAAGATATTGATATCATTTGGTAATTAGAAAACATGAAACAATTTTATTATACACAAGTAACAAAAACACAGCATGAAGACGAAGTCGACATGACTATTGAGACAGGATTCTCTTTTGATTTAGATTCTGTTCTTTTAACTTACCCTGTAGACAAAAAACTAGCAGTAGTTCTTAAGAGTTCTGCAGACAAATTAAATCCTGTAGACTATCAGTACAAAATTAATCCAACAACAAAACAAAAAGAGCCAGTTAAGATTACTAAATTTGAAACTACTAGCGAGCCTATTGTAATTGAGTTAACTGTTTTAGAAGAGATTAATAGATTTTTTGAATTAACAGGAGGACCAAAATGGACGGCTTAGAAGATTTCAAAAGATTCTTAGAATCTATAGGAGCTAGAATGGAAGTAAAAACTGTAGCTATCTCTCCCGAAAATTTAGTTTCTAGTAAAACTATTGAAAACGAAGATCATACTTTAGAAGTTAAAGTATACCAAGTAGGAGATACTAAACTAACAGTTGAGACCAAAACATCTAATAATAAAGATGATGGCTTTAAAGAGTCAATACAATCTATTGTAGATGATATTAACGAAGAACTTAGTTGGGCAGTAGAGAATGAAAAGTTTGAACTTGCTGCTGAGTTAAAAGCAAAAAGAGACAATCTTGTAAAAAGATTTCTTAGTTAGTTCATAATTTTAATTAGTGTTAAAAAAGGGGAGATGTTTAGTCTCCCCTTTATTTTTTAGTCTGCGTATAACTTATATACGTCTAGTATTGGTTGCACAATATCGTGCCGGTGATTCTGTTTTAAAGTAATTATGTTAAATCCAGAGACAGCTTCTTCTACTCTTCTTAAAAAGCTTAGACCGCTATTCTTTTTGTTTTTGAGATCGATTTGACTTACGTCTCCACAGAGTACCATTTTAGAGCCTTTTCCTAAACGACCTAGTAAAGCTTCCATTTGGGTGTGAGTTAGGTTTTGAACCTCATCTGCTATTACAAACGTATTAACAAAAGTAATACCTCTAATATAACTCATAGGTAAGATTTCTATGTTACCTTCTGCTATCTCTTTTTCTATTTTTTCTTTTCCGTAAAGAGCATAAAAATTCTGATAGATAGGTTGCAGCCAAGGATCCATTTTATCTTCTACAGAATTATGAGTTACAATATAATCATCTGTTATATATAAACCATCCTCTGAGTCTAATAGAAGACATTGAACAGGTTCTTCTCCTACAATCTTAATATCTTCAACTAAAACATTAGAAAAAGATTTAGGTTGATACTTTTTGGCTTTTCTTGAGATAAAAAAAGGATTTTTTGGAAGATTTATAACTACTTCATAAGAAATATGTTTATTATAAATTATTCTCTTATTAAGTATAGTCTTTTTTCCTCTCCTATCTCTTGTGTAATAATTAGCCTTTCCTCCTAAAGAGCGAACTAATTCAATAATGTCGTTTGCTAATTGTTCAGATATTGTCGTAAAAGCAGCTAAATTTTTATCACACGTACCATCTGTATCTAATAAACCTCTTAATAGCTCTAAACGGTCTTCTTCGGTTGAGTTATAAATATACTCTTTAGGTATGAATTTATCTTTAGCTGTTTTTCCAAAAAGACCTAAGCGAATTAGTTCATTTTTTATGAAGTTTGTTGAAACTTCAGTTTTTTCACCAAAACAAAACTCTAAGTTATCAACTATAGTGTTATATAAACATCTATAATTTAGCGTAGAAGGATCCATTGGATATTTTTCTAACGCTTTATATTTTTGATGAAATGTTTCAGTAATTCCTGTTTTTAAATCTTTAATTATTACTGTTTTACTTGGTTTATTATTTAACTGGTCTGTTGAAAGTATGTATGAGATGGTATTGTTTATATGATGTAAGTTAACTTTTAAAGGAGTTAAGAGATTTTTACACTTTTCTATTAGTTCTAAATCTGTACTATGTAAAGAAATTGCACTATTAGAAAAACTACCATCACCTATCAAACACCCTAATACATAAGGAGGTATAACATGTTCTTTTGTATTTGCAAAAGTGACAGATTTATTTCTTGGAAGAGAGTGGTTTAATTTCCCTTTATTAGTATAAAGAGTATTCATAATCTCAAGAACTGTTTTTACACTACCTTTGTATTTATGTCCATACTTTTCACTTGCAATATGTTTTCTATCATCTAATGTTCTAGTATAGAACAAGTGATTAGAAGCAGCTCTAGTTGTTCTTCCGTCCGATGTGGTAATTTCATACACTGGTTCTACACTAACAATACTTTTATTAAGTACTGTTGAATAAGTTCCTTTACTATTAACTACTTTATCTCCTACCTTAATATCTTTAATAGTAGACCATCCATTTGGGGTTAAAACTTTACAATATAAAGGTTGAGGTCCAGGAAGAAATCCTAATTCCTCTTCACTTACTGTAGGTCTAGTAATAACTATTTTATCTACTTCACGACTAAACAGTTGATCTAAAGCAACCTGTGCAGAGGTTAAAGTTTTTCCTGAACCTGCTGAGCCTAAAAGAACTGTAACAGGATTATTAAGAATAACTCTCTTTGCTTCTTTTTGTTCTTCGTTTAGATTAAGTCTAAAAGATATTGGACCTTTAGGCTTTCTCTTAGCTCTAAAAACATCTTCGTTTGAGTGATCCATAAAATTAAATTATGGTGTAGTCAATAAATTCTCCATTAATGAAGTATTTGGCAACTTCAAACCATTCAGCTTTAGGAGCTATGTTACACCCTGCAGACCAGTTCCAAATCAAATTTCCTAAGCCTCCATGATGTAGTTGAATTCCAAAAAGACCTTTTGTAGTTACATCTTTATCAATGTCACCGTCTTTATCTCCGTCTCTGTAAATCCAAAGTTCACGAACCTGTCTAAAGAATGGTCCACCTAACCAAAGAGTTTTGTAGTTAGCACTTGTTACAAACTGGTGAGAGTTTCTTACTTGTTGAGGAGAAATAGTAATTGCTGTTCCTGTAATACCTCCATAGGTAATTGGATTTTTAACATAATAAGAACCTGCTGTAGTAGATGCTCTAAATATTTTAATAAGTTTACCTCCTACAAACAAACAACCAAAATCATCAAAAGTATCTGTTAACTTTTCGTCTGTTCTTACATAAACAATTCCTTTTGTAGGAACTATAAATTTATTAGCTGCACAAGTTTTTCTTACGTAGTTTTCAGCTGCTTCTAAAGTGTGCTGACCAATAACTCCATCTGGATCTAGTTGGTAGCCATGTTTGTTTAAAAAATTTTGAACGTATTTCATAATTTAAGTAATCTTGGTTGATCTATATAATCTGTTAAAACAATATTTAAGCCATATAAAGACTCTAATCTAATTCCTGAAGGTAAATGTCTAGTGTAGTCTGCAAGTTGAGTACGAGTCAAAAGAATTGTATTTGGATATACTCCTAAGCCTTCTTTGCGACTGTCTAAAAAGAATTGATTAATAGCGTGTAAAATATCCATATTAATTAAATAAGTGATAGAACGAATATACTCCTTTTGAGTTTTTATTATAGACGTCAAATGAAACTCCTGCATGGCTAGGGCCAAAGTTATTCATAATCCATTTAGACGCTCCATACATAGAGAGAACGTTGCGATATCTAAAGTGATAAGCAACTTGTTGACTTTCTGAATGAAGATCTCCTTTAATTACGTGAATAGGAAGCTCTGTGTCTATTTTATGGTAGTTGATGTACTTTTCTAAAAAGTTCTCAGCTTTAGGTGTTAGCTGAAGGGGAAGACCATGCTTAAGATCTTCTGAATCTTTTCCATGAGTGAGTATAATTGTGTGGAGTCCATAGGTAATATGTTCTAAAAATTTAGTCATTAATCTTATTTGAATATCTGGATAAGCAGTTTTTAAATAAAGACTTAAAGCTTGGTTAGCAATATAACCGTAGCTATCTGAGTGATTATCATTAGTTTGCATAACAGCATGGTAGTTATTGGCAAATCCTGATCTGAGTAAGTTATCAAAGAAGATTTTATGTTCAAATACGTAGGTATCAAAAGCTTCTCTGTTATCCATGTTTTGAGGAAGTTTATGTCCTCCTCTGGTTGTGTATCCGTTCCAACCGTCCATAGAATCTCCTAAATCACAAATAAAAATGTCTTCAAAAGTATCAAACATACTTACTGCTTCTAGGATTTTGTTATAAACTTGGCTTAGTCTTTGTCTAAATACAGCTCTGTTATAAGTGTTTTCATACATAGCATCCGACTTAGTCATAGCTCCAATATGCTTATCACTTAAATAAACAAACAAAGCTTTCTTATTACTGTCTTTGTGGACTGATACATACGGAACAATGTTATCTGTAACTAGAATATTTGATAAGTCTTGTAGTAGGTCTTCGTGAGTAAGCTCTCCTGTTTTCTTTTGAACAAACATTGCAGAGACTTGCCATCCGTTAGATTTTTCTTTGCTCCAATATTGCGAAAGTTTCCAAATAGATTCATCTACTTTATGTAAATCTATAATCTCTTGTGGAGATCTTGGCTCAGCAGATAAAACAGAGGATACTTCAAGAGTGCCTTTTTCTAAATTTTCTTTATAAGAAGATTCTTTGAAAGTAGTTTTCTTTTCAGTAGAGATTTGTTGCACACAACCTCTTCTAGTTCCTTTAGCTACTCTTTTTAAATCTCTTACTGCTTTTGCTCTTTTCTCTGCAGAAAGATCAGGTCGATAGTTAAAACGAATTGCTATATCAATAGCTTTTTCGTCTGTGTCAGGATTCAGCTGATAGTACTGAATAATTAGGTCTTTTGATGTTATCATATTTAAAATATTAACCCAACGCAAAGAAATGACAGAGCTACTACAGAGTATCTGTAAACTTTTATTAGGTAGTTTTTTTCTTCTATTACGTAATTTAGTCTAGAAACTTCTACTCTACTTATTTCTAAAGCTTTTTTGTAAGTAGGTACAATACTGTCCTTATACAAAGAAAGTTGGAGACTATCCAACTTTGCTATATTTTTTAAGTAATGTAATCTTTCTCTAGCCGAAATACCCTTTAAGAATTCGTTATTCAATTCCTTTATTGGTAAGCTGTCTAGACTTTGCGAGTAACAACTTGGTGCCATCCAAAGGAGGCATAGTGTCAATAGTAATTTTGAGCGTGTCATAGGTTAGTTTTGTTTTATAATAAACATTTAACTGTTCTTTTTTAAGCAAATGTAATGAATCTAGTTTAAAATTCAAAACACTTTGTCTTTTTTCTATAGAGTCCAGGTACTTTAGTACGTCACTAGAATCTTTTTGTTTAGGAGTAATAAGAAAGCAAATAAAAAATCCTAGTACAAAGCTTAAAAAAATAATTACGTATTTCATGCTTTATGTTTGTCGATCTTGTTTAAGATAATAGTTAAAAGTTCGTTCTTTATAAGGCCAGCTCTTTCTGCGTTTTTGAGGGCAGACATAAGTTGAAATAGAATAAAAGGAGCACATACTGTTTCGCTTAACCATGCTGTTCCTTGAAATCCTTTTTCAATCATTAAGACCCCTGTAAGCATAAAAATCCAAACTACTAAAGTTTGAAGTACTTTTAAAGCTTTATAAGTTTTAAATCCTTCTGTTTTTGTGCCGGCAATAATTCCAAAAAATCCATCACAAAAAACAACTCCTACTAATGCAAGATATTGTTCTGCATTATCTGCAGTCAAGTTTAAAAAATAGCTTCCTATGAAAGCAAAGAATGTAGTGGTAATATATAACAAAGTAGTAGTTTTCATTAAATTATTTATAGCGATCTTGTGGTACAGGAAAATTTTCATTTGTTAATTCAATAATTTGAGGATTTATTAAAATATCTCCAAAAACTTCTAAAGAGTTTTTAGAACAAACATATCTTCCATCTAGAGTAATAGCGTAGTTAAACTCTATCTCTCCTCTTTTAAGTCCTTTATTAAAAAAGGCTTGTTCTTCTGTAAGCAATACATATTCCATTATCTTCCAAGTGCTGTGTTAAGGTCTGAAATATAAGAGTAGAATGTTGCTACTTCTGAATCTGTCAAAGCTTTTCCTATATAAAAAAGTTTGTAGGATTTTTGCGAAAATAAAGCTGGAGTATTGTCTCCAGGATTTCCATCACTACTGGCTCCTAAGAAAATTTTATTAGTAGGAATTATTGAAACGTCTCCTGTAGCATTTGTCGAACCTACAGAAGTTGCGTTTTTAAATACTTTAGATAAAGTTCCCAATCTTTGGAAATGCCAATGTCCAACTCCTTGTGAGTTAAAAACTACTCTATTAGTAATAATATTATTAGACATAACATCAAAAATATTATTATTAGTATTAAACCAAACAGCTCTAATTCTGTCTGCGCCTACATTTTGAGTAGTACCGATAGGAACCTCTGTTCTGCTATTAAATCCAGTAGCATCCCATACACCTATAGAAACATCATTCATATTAAACCCTGATATACTTATAGGAGAAAAGTTACTATTTCCGTACTGTGTAGTTCCGTTAAAACTTATAGTATTACTAGATAAACTAGG